CCAATTCAGCCGTCGGTGAAATGCTCACACCAGCACCCATACCGCTATGGGCCGTACAGTAATAGTACAGTGTTGTAGGGGCACCTACAGGAACAAAAAACGTTCGTTTCTCACTACTCGCGTACGTACCTGTAGTTGTTATACCTGTCGTGTAGGGTGTTCCATTAGTAGTTCCATCATTTGAATTTGATTCCGAAAATATAAAAGGGTTACCTGAAAGAGTCGAACTAGATAGGTCGAAAATATAGGTTTGCTGTTGGTGTAGTTCCAATGATGCCTGGAGGTACCCGTCGATATAGTATTTATTACCACCACTAGCATCCGAGACCGTAACAACGAATGTCTTTGTCGTACCCAATGTCATAGCGTTACTCACAGTGGATGTAGGACAGGTGACACTTCCTGGAAATGTTGTACTATTCGTCATGGGCCAACTTGTTATTATAACTCGATACTTTTTTTAACAGTATGTGACACTCTTAAAAAAATGGTTTTATAAAATGTTTAGAAACTTAGAGTTGGAACAGTGGGCCACACGACATCTTTGAGTTTTCCATCTTCATCGAGTGTTGGACGGGCCGTCGTTGGGAGATTTCTGAGGGCCTGGCGGTAGTCTACCCAATTATGGATATCCAGTTCGAGACGGTGAGGGTAATCTATAATCACATACTTGTCACTCTGGTCGAGGAGAGCGTTCCTCTCCTCACGCATTTTCTTGATCGCCTCGACATTCGTGAGTTTGTAGAGTGCGTATTCGTACGCCTCATCATCGGGTTTTACTATACCGTCTATATCTTCACCTACAGTAGTGGGTTTTTCAAAAACGACACTATCCCACGTGGTTCCATCCGACGTATAAGGTTCACCCGGAAACATATGTTCTAATACTTGGGTCAGCATATACTCTACCCCTATATTAATTTTGCGTTATGATAACTTTACCCTGCGTCCGGCCCATGGTTGTGCCCGTCAACGCGGTGGTATATTGTCCATATGTAGTGTTTGTGCCATTATTCCTCGAGGAACCACCATGACCAGGACGACCATTGTAGGTAGTGGATGCACTACCACCAACATACCCACCACCACCACCACCCGCATGTGCCCCAGACCCACCACCACCACCAAATCCACCTACGTTGTTGTAGCTGGTGGCGTTGTACCCGTGGTTCCCCCCGGTCGCACCCACGTATGGTCTCAGACCTTTGGATTGACCTGGGGTACCCGCCCCTATACCATCTATACCGTATGACGCCCCACCCCCAGAGTCCCACTGTCCCGATGCCGCCCCCACCCATGATGTAACAAGAGAAGCTTGTGCAGCGGGTGCATGAGCACCAGGCAAAGGTAACAACGGCTGGTTCCAATATGGGGAGATACCTCCACCACCACCCGCGACAAGGTATAAACTAGATGCCGTGGCTGCCGAACCACCATAATCCTCCTTGAGAACCCATGAAGCACCCCCACCACCAGCAGCGTTCGCGTTACTCGTGCCCCCGGTTGTGTCATTTTGACCGACAATAATACATAATTTTTCCCCTTTCGTCAAAGAAAAGTCGCCTTGAGTCCAGGCGCCCCACCCGGTGGAACGGGTGGCGTCCGAGGTCTGCATCCCCGCAGACGCCCCATATGCCTTGATTGTATACGTTCCAGTTTCAGGGACAGTCCATAGCTGGAACCCTTGTTTACCTGATATTTCGTTAAACCACGCAGTATTTTGTTCCCATATCTCGGAAGCATATGCAGCTTTCATTTGGGTGAAAGTAGGACCATATCGACCCGTCGCGAGGCAGTTCGTGAACGTATGTGAGCTAAAGGTGAAGAGTGCTGCACTCCCCACGATATTGATTGCCCTATCTATGAACAGTCCACTACCATTATCAGTCAATCGGAATGTTACACTCGTCGTACCCACCGCCCCGATAGTACCTGTTATCGCACCCGTACTCCCGGTAAGAGTAAGACCCGCAGGTAAGGCGGTACTCGAAGGTGCTACAGAGAATGTCCTACTGGTACCACCACCACCGTCTGTACCTGCGAGTGTGTTTGTCGTGGACGCGCTAGTATCGAAGGTCAGGTTCGCGCCAGCCGCAGTGGTCCACCCAACCGCAAACCCAATCGTAGCAGTACTGGTCGCAACCAGACCCGATTTGGCGTTAACTCTAATTTTATACGGTTGATTTGCGACGGTGAAGAAACCGCTCGCCGGTCCAGATTTTCGTCCAATGTCTGTGTAGGCCGACCCGTCATAATAATACCACCTACCGTACGCACCAGAGGCATCAGTAACTTCTGCAGAGGTCGGGAGCCTAACACCAGTTGGTGTAGGCAGGCCCCCGGACGCCACGGCTCCCACATAATTAGTGGCCATGTCGTAAAGCTTCCAACGAAGAGCACCATCAAAGGCGAGAGAAAACCTATTCACACTGGAATTAATTGCCTGTGCCTCAGCCTGTGATAAAATAGGCTCCCCCATCTTAAAAGTCACCTGGGTCCCGGCAGCGTTTGGTGTCGTATCGAAAACACTGTATAGGGTTCCATCAGCACCTTCGAGTTGTACCGTCGATCCACTACCGATACCTGAACCCGTAGCCGTGAATACCTGGGTTGATGTATCAAAAACAAAGCCGGAGTCGGTTACTGAGTTGAGGTCGAAGATATAGGCGGCACCGGCAGTGGTCCCTCGCGTGTCCTCTCCATACGCCCCCACGATAGCCTTCAACCCGTTCCCGCTCATGGCGACGTGGTAGCCAAACATGTCAGTCGCCTGCTTATCCGATGCTACAATCTTCTGTTCTTGAACCCACGACGTTCCATTGTAGGTGAAGACATAGGCGGAACCAGCGTTGCTGATGTTATTAGGGTCCTCATACCGCGCCCCCACGAGAACCTTCGTCCCGTCCGAGCTCATGGAGACACTATAGCCGAAATGGTCACTCGCCTGTATATCATCTGACTGTAACATCACCTCTGACCCCCAAGACCCACCACTGTAGGTGTATATGTAGACTTTACCGGAGTTGCTACCAGCCGTCTCGTTGCTGTCCGCCCCTATGATAACCTTCGTCCCGTCCGAACTTATGGAGACGCTCCTACCGAAGTAGTCATGATGATCTCCGTCCGATGCCTGAAACTTTGCTTGTTGAGACCACGACGATCCATCGTAGGTGAAGACATAGGCGGCACCGGCGGCGCTGCTGCCGCTGCTGTTATCACTATAATACGCCCCCACGATAGCCTTCGTCCCGTCCGGGGAGAGTTGGAGCCCTTCGGATCCGAATTTGCCACTCGCCACTGCAACATCTGGAAAAATCTTTGCTTGTTGAGACCAAGACCCACCACTGTAGGTGAAGATATAGGCAGCACCGGAGTCGGAGGCACCCGTGTCCTCCCTCTGCGCCCCCACGAGAACCTTCGTCCCGTCCGAGTTCATGGAGACACCCTGGCCGAAGTCGTCACTCTGCTGTGCATCCTCGGCCTTAATCATCGTACCCGTATCCCACGACCCACTACTATAGGTGAAGATATAGGCGGCACCAGAGTCGCCAGCACCCGTCGAACTGGATTGATTGGCGGTGCTATCCTCCGAGGGTGCCCCCACGATAACCTTCGTCCCGTCCCCAGAGATGGAGACGCTGTAGCCAAAATAGTCATTCGTGGACCGGTTCGGTGCCACAAGCTTCTCTTGGGACCAAGATCCACCACTGTAGGTAAAGATATAGACGGCCCCGTAGTTTTGCGGGGCCTCATTACGCGCCCCCGCGATAACCTTCGTCCCGTCAGCGCTCATGGAGACGCTCCAGCCGAACTGCTCACCCGCCAGTCCGTTCGATGCCGTAATCTTCGTACCCGTGTCCCATCCAGTCGTAGACCCACCACTAGTAAGTGTAGTTATTGGTGAAACACCAGTGACCGTAGGTTGTTGGGCGATGGGAGCCCACCCCGTCCCCAGGTACGATTCCATAAACCCAATTGTAGAATTATAACGGATCATACCTGTCGTAGGGTTTGATGGTCTCTGTGCTGTAGTACCAACACTTATACCCACACCTCCGGTTCCGGTCACCACAAATCCTTTAGACTCAACACGACCTGAAACCACCAATTCAGCCGTCGCTGAGATGCTCACACTAGCACCCATACCGCTATGGGCCGTACAGTAATAGTACAGTGTTGTAGGGGCACCAGCGGGGACTATAAATGTTCGTGTCTGATTACTCGCATATGTACCCGTACTTGTTATACCTGTCGTGTAATACGGATCTGAATTAGTCGTTCCATCATTTGAATTTGAGGAATCGAATACAAATGGGTGACCTGAAAGAGTCGAACTAGATAGGTCGAAAATATAGGTTTGGCCTTGGTGGAGTTCCAAGACTGGTTGGAGGTATCCATCGATATAGTATTTATTACCACCACTGGCATTCGTCATCGTAACAACGAATGTCTTGGTCGTACCCAATGTCATAGCGTTACTCATAGTCGACGTGGGACATGATACACTTCCTGGAAATGTTGTACTAATCGTCATCTATTATAACTCGATACTTTTTTTAACAGTATGGGACACTCTTAAAAAAATGGTTTTATAAAATGTTTAGAAACTTAGAGTTGGAACGGTGGGCCACTCAACGTCCTTGAGTTTTCCATCTTCGTCGAGTGTTGGACGGGCCGTCGTTGGGAGATTTCTGAGGGCCTGGCGGTAGTCTATCCAATTCTGGATATCCAGTTCGAAATGGTGTGGGTAATCTCGGGACACGTACTTGTCACTCTGGTCGAGGAGAGCGTTCCGCTCCTCCCTAAACTTTTTGATAGCATCAGCGTTCGTGAGTTTGTAGAGTGTATATTCATAAATGGTATTATCAACGGGTTTTGCTATATTTTCAAAAACGACACTATCCCACGTGGTACTGTCGGAAGTATAAGGTTCACCCGGAAATATTTTTTCTAATACTTGGGCGAGCATATATACTTTACCTTGATGTTTTTATTAGAATGTTCCTGGGGCTTGTATATACACCGAACCTTCATAGGCTGTGTGAGTACCGGTAAAGGTACGGTTTGTT